CTCCAATATGCTCTTATCAGAGCATATAGCCCGTCACAGTGGCTTCCCAGTCACTATGACTCACGCCATCGGCGTGGAGCCCATGCCAGTCCCAATATGGAACTGTACATGAGGCTACTCGATAACGTCCGGAGTCGCCTGGTTTGTCTCTAAGGGTGAAGAACCCTGAAGGACTTGGATCGCAAGATCCGCCATGTAGCTTCCGAACGCCCGTACGTGCGAACCCTCCCAAGTAAGTTGTAAGCCAGCCATCGTGATTAAAATCACGATAACCAAGCCTATCGACATCCTCGGGAGACTCAGCGACGTCCTTTTGCCGAACAATCTTGGTAAGCTTTTGGTAGACTCTACCTTTATGCCCCAAGCATTGCGCGACGAAGAACGGGACTTTGATACCGGCATCATCACTCTCCTGATAAGGTATGGGTCTGAAACGAACCATACCCCGAAGAAGAGTGACAGTGCAGGATAAATCAAACCCGTGGACAGCAGACCAACGAATCAGTCTGTTTAACGCTGAGTACACAGCAGAAGTGGTCTCCAGGCTTTGAATATAAACGGGACGCACAAAAGTGCCCTCGTAATAGTCATGCCCGCAAGACTCACGGAACGGCCCTGTGTTGAATGACTTGTCAGCATTCACCTGGAAACCAAGTTTGGTTAAGTAACGAATAACGTCATCATAGCACTCGCGTGCAACGATGATGTCATCGCCAAATACACCAAACTCAGTTCTCGGGCACGAGCATGGTAAACCATGTTCGTGATACACGGCCCGGACCACCGCGGCAAATAGCAAGGTTTGCAATGGAAAAGTAAAACCATTGCCCATCGTGCTAATCATCTTGAGCTTAACCTTCTCACCATTGGGAAGAGTGGTGAAAGGAGATCGAGAAACAGAAAGCCAGCCAACAACGTTAGCTGGAAATAGTTTCTGGATAAGGGCCCAAGAGATGCTGTCACTTGCAGAACGAAGGTCGATGGTTCCAAAAGAACCATTAAGCGACCCAATTCTACAAAGTTCTCGATTATAGTCAGGTTGGGTATCTAGGCGTATGCCAAAGAACCTTTCAAGCCTATGCTCGAGAAAGCCACCGATGACCTTTTGGATCATCATGTTTAAAAGTGGCTCAGTACAGCATGTACGCGCAACTTCTGCAGTCTTCGGTACGAAGAAAAGTTTATTACCCTCGACAATCGTGTAACCGAACCGATTGGACCGTGCTTTCTCAGCATCGGCCCAAGCGCCAGTTTCACAGATAGCGGCTCTATATAGAGCAAGGAGGTAAGGGCTAGTACCAGTAAGGTCGCCATCAAAAAGCTTTGTGTAAAAGCTCTCTGAGTTGACTCCCGAACTGGCTCCAGGCCCAACGCCTATCCACCTATATGCTTCGCTAACATCTAGGTTAATAGACCTCTCGTCCCACAGATAGTCAGTCGACTCCCTAATATACCTTTTAAGGTTATTAAAGAATCGATCGTCTATATCAGACTCAGACTCAAACTGAAACGTGTCCGAAATCGAATGATTAATGCTCAAGAATTTCTCTTGAGCAAGCTTCATTGCGCTTTCAGATATGTTACCAGTTGGAGATAGCTTCTTATAGAAGCTTCTGAGCTGTGCACGTAATGCGAACCCGTGAGGGCCACGCATTCGAACAAATGGTCCAAGATCCCTTTTAAGGGCTCCGTAGATCATCGCGTAATCACGCATGAGATTCTCCGTAAGATCCAACTAGGCTTATCGCCAAAGATGGAAAGGTGTGATCAGAGGACGCCGGAAATGGCTGTGTCACCTACCCCAGCAGATTGGGCCGATAAGGCACCAATATGCAGGGACAAAGCAGCACGTACATTAGCGGCATCAGCTGTGTCAGAGCCGGCTGGCAATTCAATGACGGTAGTAACCGTCATGTTGCGAGCAGCCTGACCTGCCAAAGGCAGCACGCCCTTACGAGTAATCACTTTAAACGTGTTATACGGAACATCCGGGAGCACATTCTGTGAATTAACCGGCTTAAGGACTTTAAAGACCTTAGGTCGGAACATCGACAGGGTAAACGGTGACGACACAGAGTGGGTGTTAACACCCGCCTGAGTGCCACCAATCGCGGTAACAGCATACTGCTTCGCATTAACATCAGGCGGCGTATCAGCCGCAATGGTGTAAGTCGGAGTAGTAAAACCGGTTTGCGCGCCGCCAGTAACTGGCGTAGAAGGAGCAAAAGACATAAGATAGCCTTATTTTTGGTTAATAAATTAAAAGCGAAAGCTTTTAAGCTTCTCTGATAAGAGCGCAGTGACATTTCCCCACCTCATGCCGTTGTTCATAAGAGTGAACGCAAGCTCGGGGTAAGGTAATTTGTCAATCTTCGTTCGAACCAGAGTACCTCTGACTTGTTCGATGTTTCCAGGAGTTGATACTGAGGAAATATAAGTATTTCCTTTCGAAGCAACCCAGGAAGCCACAGCTTTTGGATCTTGCATAGCAATAACGCTAACAGAATCTTTAAGATGTGTTGTCTTAACGACAAAACGAACAGCAGACTGGTCAGTGAATATGGCGTTCAAACAATCTCCAATGTTGACGAAATAGTCAACAAGGAAAGAGTAAGGCACCAATTCCCATGCAGTCGGCACAATATTCTCAAAAGTGAATCCCGAAACTTCGGAAATTCGCTTGAAAGAATCGATAGGACCGTAGAGCTCCGATTTGAGGAACATTTCATAGCGGCACCCGGCATCAGATTTGCGAGTACGATTCCACACGAAATGTGTGCAACCACTCTCATGATCTGGAAGACCAGGGTCAGCTACGCCAAGTACCTCAGGCTTTGCAACTACGATCACACGTGAAGATGCAGAAACTCTGTCATATCTGACACAGTTTTGAGCGTAAACACGTGTCACAGTAGATGATATATCCTTCAAGTCAGAAATGAAGGGTCTCCATCCAAACTGTGCTTCAAGCCAGGTACCAGCCATCATATCCGTCAGAATTTGACGGTTACGAGCAGCTCTCAAATTAGGTTGCTTACGAAGGCGGCGATTAACATCGTTAGCCCAAGTATGTATACCCTTATTGAG